CGAAGAAGAAGTCTCCAAGTTCGGCGACATGAGGTCCACAGAGTCTGCAGCAAAAGATGCAGATGAAGTTGATGCCGATGAATATGCAGATGCCCTTGAGAAGAAGATTGACTACATGAAGGCACTCAAGATTGAAGAGTCACGCCTTCGTAGACGCATCACTCAGATCAATGAGACGCGTCGTAAGCTCGCAAAGAGCCTCTGATCATACAAAAAATTTTAGGAGAATTGCCATGAGTAAACCAGGCGGTGGTAGATACACCAATTATACCCCAGTTCAGAAAGACTCATCCGATAGGATGATGCGACGCATCGCTTTTTACAATGCGCAGTCAACAGTTGGCAACATTTATAATAACACAGGCGATATACCTGTGAAAGAACGTGATGCCGCTGCTGCAAATGTCACAGCGGCTGTTAAAGGCTATTTTCAAGGAACTGTAGCCGGTGACACGGATTTTTTCCCGAAGGGCGTCGACCTGTCATTTGGTGAAGCACCAAATCTGAATGATGCGACTCATGTGGCAACTATTCAAAGTAAACTTGGAGGACCTGCTAATGCTTATGTTCCTAACCTCACATCACCAGGCGCCACCGGAACAGACAAGGTCAATCTTGCACCTTATTATCCAAAGCCAGTATCTCTCAGCAATGTCAAAGAATCGGGAGAACCTGTCAACACGGCCCAAGAGTTTAAAAACAACGGTACATCAGTCGTAGGATCAGGCCTTGTTAACCCATCTGCCACAGCTGCGGCGACGGGTGAATCCTCTATCGGCAACAACAATCTAAAATTAGGCGACTACGTCAAGAACAAGTGAATAGGAATAAAATGTCGAAGCAATTATACGAAGAGGCACTTGCAGATGTCAAGAAACTTAAAGAAGTAGCTGAAGATAATGCTAAAAGGGCAATCCTTGAAGCTGTCACGCCTCGTATCAAGGATCTCATTGAGAACGAGCTTCTTGGTGTTGAAAATAACGTAGTTGATCCAGCATCAGGTAGCGAGGATCCTGTTTCTGCTGGACCTCTTTATGATGATGATGAGAATCTAGAAAATGATGGTGCTCTAGAGAACGAGTCTGAAATGTATGAGATGTCTCTTGAGTCCATCAAAAAATTAGGTACTCTTGTCTCAAAAAGATCAACAACAAATTTTTCAAAAAGATTAGCTAATATTGTAGAGACTACGAAGAAATTGCGAACTTCTGTTCTCTCTGGATCTAAAGTTAATCACTCTGTGATGATAGCGTCAACTATTTCAGAGTTGAAGAATATATATGCACAACTACAAGAGTCAATGCCTTCTTCATCTAAGAAGAGATTGCATGAAGACACATTAGAAAATTGTTTCCGAACCCTTAAGCAGCTCACGGAGCGAAAGACGATGAAGAATAGAATAATCAACGAGAATGACCTAACCTTCACCATTTCAGGACTTCCTGACATGGACGATGACGCCCTTGATTCCCTAAGCATTGATATCGAAGCTCCTGGTGGCGGCGGCGGTGATGAAGGCGGTGATGAAGAGGGCGACGAAGGCGGTGACGAAGGCGGTGATGAAGGCGGTGACGAAGAGGGCGACGAAGGCGGTGATGAAGGCGGTGATGAAGGCGGTGACGACCTTTTTGATACCGGCGATGAAGAGGGCGGCGAAGACGAAGAAGAGGAAAAAATGGAATCACGTAGACTCAGAAATGACATGATTGTTGAAATTGACGAGGGCATGCTTCGTCGCGAGATTGGTCGCATGAAGAATCTTCGTGAAGCCGAGGAGACCAAGGCACAGTCCTGGGGTCATGGCGCCGGTAATGTTGGCGATGGCTTTGAGGATGAAGATATGGGGGATCCATTCGTTGACATCGATCTACGTGAGCAGGATGGGCCCCCCCAGAAGATGGGCCAAGGCATGTATGAGGATGACCTGCCTGAGGGTGATTTAGATGAGGATGAGATGGGTCAAGGCTACACTCCTGGACTTCAAGACTCACAAAATTCTCAGCCAAATTCTCAGCCTAATACCACCGAGAGCCTTCGTCGTCGTCTCGCCGTAGAGGCACGTATTCAGACCGAAGCCAAGAGAAAGGCACAATCTGCAAAGATCCAGGGAGATGCTGCGCAGAGAGAATCGCAAAATAAGCAAATTACTGCAAAGGCGCAGATGAAAGAAGCGCAGAAGACCAAAGTGCAAGGTAAGACCCAGTCTGCTCAGAAAAAGGCTCAACAGGCCCAGAAGACGCAGAAAGAGGCTCAACAGAAAATGAAGCAGGCCAAGCAGATGAAGGAAGCTTATGCTTTCTACGCCCGTCGCTTCAATGAGTCAGTCACCCGTTGCAATAAGATTAAGGGCATGCTATCAGAGGCAGCCCGCAAGGGACGCACCAATAATGGTGGTTCAACACGGTCCGCGGTTGAGACCAATAATCTCCGCACAGAGTTGGCAGAAACGAATCTGTTCAACGCCAAGTTACTCTACGCGAACAAGGTCCTCCAGAATGAGTCGTTCACCAAGCGTCAAAAGGCTGAAGTGATTGAACGTCTCGACGAGGCAAGAAATGTTCGTGAGGTTACGCTCGTTTACGAGAGTCTCGCCAAGGCACTGCGTTCTTCGCCAGCCCGTCGCATGACGGAATCGGCAGCTCGCCCAGTCCTCGGCAGTTCATCCCGTGCAGAGCGTCCTGCCTCAACCCTCACTGAGGGTGTCGAGGCTGACCGTTGGGCTCGCTTGGCGGGCATCATCAAGTGATGTAAAAAACAGAAAACACACAACCAATTTATGGAGAATTTACAATGAGCAGACAGTTTAGTTTAGATCAGTTAGCACAGGGCATCCGCGAGAGGCACGTCGGCGCAGAGCGCGCACGTCTCGTGGAAAAGTGGAGCCGCACAGGCCTCCTCCGTGGACTCGATGGCAATCGCCGCGAGGTCATGTCACAACTTCTTGAGAACCAGACAGCCCAACTCCTCAAGGAGAGCAATGCTCTCTCTGGCGGCGGCGGCGGACTTGCTGGCAGCGGCCAGATTCAAGGCTTCTCGAACATCGCTTTCCCGATCGTTCGCAGGGTCTTCGGTGGCCTCGTGGCCAACGAGCTGGTCTCAATTCAGCCAATGAGCCTGCCCTCAGGCCTCATCTTCTACCTCGATTACACCTATGGCAGCAACGTTGGCGCCCCCGATGGTCTAACTTCATCCACATACACACGTGGACAGTCCATCTATAACAGCCCAACCGGCAAGGGCGTCCAAAGCGGATCTCTTGCAACTGGTGGTATGTATGACCTCGTTAACACCGGTTACTCACGTGTGACTGGTTCTGCTGTTGGTCTCACATTAGCAGCTGTCGGCGCTTGGAAGGGCGCGAACGGCGATACATGGAGCTCAGGCGGAATGCTTGCTTCAAACACCGACTTCTCGGGTTCAAATGCCCGTTTTGCCGATTACGATAGTCAAGTTGAGAACTCTCTGCAGCTCAATGAGTTCGACGCTGCCTTCGCAATAGTTGACATCAGCGACGCAAAGTTCGCCCAGATGGACAAGCTTGCGACCAACCAACTCGCCCTACACGTCGGTGTTGCTGGTCCTGGCACAGCATGGTCCGACGACTATCAGAGCGGCACTGGCCTCCTCAACCTCCGTCGCCTCAACAAGCGCGGTAATTGGAATGGCTCGCTCTTCACACCAAACGCCCTCAACGGCACCCACATCCTGACCCTCGTCAAGGGAGCCTCCGGCGCCCTCCTGTCAGGCAGCACCGCAAAGACCACCTTCTCTGTCTCAACGGCTCTTTCGGTCGACGGCGGCTCCGGTGCAACTGTGACCGTGCCTTCCTTCGAATCTGACTTCGGCGCGACTCCGTCCCCTGTCATTCCTGAGATTGACATCAAGATTGAGTCCATCGCCATCACGGCAGAGACCCGCAAGCTACGAGCCAAGTGGAGCCCAGAGCTCGCACAGGACCTCAACGCCTATCACTCGATGGACGCAGAGGTTGAGCTCACTTCGATTCTCAGCGAGCAGATTGCCCTTGAAATTGACCGCGAGATCCTCAACGACCTCGTCACGTCAGCAAACGGCGCCAACTACTACTGGAGCCGCTCACCCGGTCGCTTCGTCAACAAGGTCACCGGCGCTCGTCAGGCGCTCGACTCGACGCTTGCCATCGGCCCACAGTTCACCGGTACCGTCCGTGAGTGGTACGAAACCCTGATCGAGACAGTCATCGACGTGGCAAACACCATCCATCGTAAGACCCTCCGCGGATCTGCTAACTTCATGGTCGTAGGACCTGACGTTGCAACCGTCCTGGAGTCATCGGTCCTCTACAAGCCTAAGTTCTCCATCGACGGCGAGGGTCAGGTTGCATCCCCCTTCACCATCGGTGCAGAAGCTATCGGCACCGTGTCAAACCGCTTCACTGTCTACAAGGACCCCTACTTCAGCCGCAACAAGATCCTTGTCGGTTACAAGGGCGGTTCTTACCTCGAGACAGGATATGTCTACGCTCCGTACGTTCCACTCATCGTGACTCCAACAATCTTCGCACCTGAAGATTTCACCCCACGTAAGGGCGTCATGACCCGCTACGGCAAGAAAGTTGTCCGCAGTGATTTTTACGGG